ATGACATAGTGGTGGCACTTTGTTGCTATACTTCTAAGGAAGTTCAAATTTATTATGACCACAAAGAAACTTTACAAATTCAGAACACAAACAGTTCTTAACGAAACATTTGAAGTAAAAGCTGAATCTTACGATCAAGCTATAGACCTTATTGATAAGGGTGCAGACAACCATGAAGATGATTATCCAATAGGGGTAGAACGTATAGGTTGGTGGTACGAGGATAAAAAGTATCCAGAAGATGATGACCACCCAGGTTTAGTCGCTATTTCCATAACTGAGGAGCAAGCTGATAAAACTCCCTACTACGACATATACAAACCAGAAAGTATTGTCTCAGGTTATTGGAGAGAGCCTACTGATGAAGAAATAGTAGATGATGAAAAGCAAGCTGTTGCAGACGGCAGATTAAAAGAAGAATTTGCACGTTACAACTAATGTCTGAGGCAAGATCAACCTGACCCTTACTTCCCAGGTGGTTACGCTGCTTTTTTGTAATCTTGGGAGCCATGACCCTCATACTCCGTTGGTACAATTTTACAAATGATATTACAAGTTCTCATCGAAGATTTAGTGGGGGGTCTAAGGGTGTTTGACTACCCTGAGTTAATGACCCACTGAATAAGCTAACCTGATCTGTAAGTCCTCATTCTACTATACTACACTAAAAAAGATGGCCACTAAAAAAGAAAAACTTATCCGAACCACAGTTCAACTGAGTCCTCATCAACACAGGGCATTAGAGAATCTTAAGAGTCCTGGTAAATCTATTTCGGCTATAGTTAGAACTGCTATTGATGAATACTTAGAGCCTTATTACGAGCAAAATTACGAGAATCAAAAACTTGATCGTATGATTGAAGAGGCTCAAGATAAGATAAATAAGCTGAATGAAAAAGCTATGTCAATAGAAGATATTTTTGACGATTTAAAAACTAAAGTTTGATACCATGCCAAGAGGTAAGTATTACGAATATCAAATAAAACGTGCTGCGTTAGATGACGATTTTCTCGCTGGTAATATTGATAAATTTCAGTATGCTAAAGAATCTCTTGATTTAGACCTCAAATACGAAAAATACATTCAGAACAGAAAATGAAAAGAATAACATGGGTTGAGTGCCCAGGCTGTAAAATGTACAGCGATCAGAAGGTAATTATGTCTCAACGTAATTCAAAGTTTATAACAGTTCGCAGAAGGCTTTGTTACGAGTGTGGGCACAAGTGGTTTACGATCCAGTATCCAGAAATGATAGTGCCTGACATACAGGCTCGTTACGCATCTCGTGAATGATCTTTCAAATTTTGTCTTATTTGTCTTACAAGTTTTACTTTTTCTATAAATAAACGAAATTTGTAAAATAATTTATTTTTAATTGGTGGTGTCTGTAATACAGCTAATTTTGCTTCAAGCTCTAGCATACGCATCATTGCGTTGGATAGCACAAGTTCGCTTCTTGCATGGTTCTTCATCATATCTATGCAAAAAGCCTTTAACTTATCTATATCATCACAGCCCATGACTTCCCTGCATCTTAGTTCAACTGCTAACTGTGTCTCCATTGGCAGAGGAGTTGAGATAAACCTTATGAAGCCATCTTTCTTCATATCATTGAAGATTTGTTGTAGATCCCGGGAACATTCTGGACTCAATAAAAGCGACTGCTTGATCGTCTATTGAATTATCTGTTTGTTTAGCTATTGCTTTTAATAGATCCACAATCAATCTCTTCATTGCTTTGGACTTGATAAATACGAGAAGAATAGGTTTGAGAATTTTTACCATCGGTTTTATGTGTTACTTCCCAAACATAGCTAACTTGCTAGTATTAAACAAGAATCTTAACTTTTATGGAAGAGGAAGAAAAAGAAAGTCGGGATTATTTTGGACACGCAATCCGATTTATTATCCTTTGTTGGGCTTTGTCAGTTATGACTCTTGGATATATGGAAAGAATCAGGTTGGACACTTTTGCTGCGGGTCTTGTAGGAAACATAGCCAGTAGCTATGGAATAGCTGTAAAAGGTAAGAATGGCAACGGAAAAAAATCAGTTATAGTGGATAATAAGAACAACAAAGTAGGTATCAAATGAAAAGATTACTTCCTTTTTTATTTCTAATTTCCGCACCAGCCTATGCGGACATGAATCACAGTATCAGTTCATCTGTAAAATTTGAATCTTTGTCGGCAGCAAGTACAGCAGATAAGATTGGGTCGTCATATAGCATAAGCGGTAATAATGTAACAACTGTAGACTCTAACTCGGCAGCTACTATTGGTGGTTTTGGTTCTGCAACTAATGGAGTTCCTAGTATTTCATTCCCTTCTGCAACTCAGGCAACCAGTGGTGAAGCGTTTTCATTCGCTCAATCCTATGTTGAAGGAGATGCCACACCGGGTAGTGCAGTTACAGTAGGTACTGTGCCAAACTTCAGTGATCTGACTTCAACAAGTGCTGGTAGTGTAGGAACAGCAGCAGTGGCAATAGATAATCACAATATTACAATGACACCTGGAACAGGAACGGGTATCGTAATAACAGGTCAGTTTGTCGTTGATCTTACTATCGAATGAGGAGGCTACTTCTTCTTGGTTTTGTTATATCTGCTCCTTGCTACGCTGTACCTATTGTGCCTAACTTTACTCAGGGTAGTTCCACCAGCCGAACAGAAACTTCCACAATTATTACAGAATCTATACGAACAACAGAGTATAATTCTGGGTTCTTGTATTCAGTTACAGGATCAGGAATACAGCATGATGGATCTTCTATATCTCCAGCAGCTACCACTGTTAGCGAAACTATAAACGGAACTACTCATACATGGCAGGGATTAAATCTAGACCAAAGACCAAACTGGACTCAAACAACTCAAGGAGATGCCTTTCAATTTACAGAAGTTTATCAGGCGCCTGGAATGGAATCCGTAACCGATATAACTCGAACCATAGAGAGCACAAGCGTCACAGATACCACAACTATCTTCTCGCAATAAGTCTTATAAGTAATTCTGCATTTGCCAATACCAGCAATACGGCTGCCCCTGTAGCTCAATCCTCATCTTCAGTATCTAACTTTGCTACTCAGGTATTAGGTGGCCCGATGGTAGAAAATCAATACGGAAATGGGATAGTTTGTTCTGGTCCACAGATGGGATTCAGCCCCTTCGTAACCACAACATTTAATCAAAGACGGCCTCAAGATTATATTTATCACACGCCTGTGTACGACAATACAGATGCCAATAATGATAACGTACCAGATAATCCAGGAAACATACTTTATTATCAGGAAAACTACAGTGGTAATAAAGATTCCCTTGGACTTAACTTTGGATTCGCATTTACATTTAATATTCCACTGGATAACAGATTTCAAGATTCTTGTCTTGATGCAGCTAATACACAAATAAAGTTACAAAAACAAGAGTTAAATGCTAAAAAGCTAAATTACGAAATAGCTAGGCTAAAAAATTGTGGTGAACTTATGTTAGCTGGTATATATTTTGATCCTAAAAGTGAGTTTGCAAAATTATGCGAGGGAGTTCGTATTGCTCCAAAACCAAATCAAGTTATACCGCACACTCACGAATTAAAAATAGGTGAATAGACAAGCTACGGGTATACACTTGTCTAAGATAGTAAAAGAAAATGAAACGGCCTTGCCTAGTGAGTGTTTGCTGTGGGCATTAAGAGAGTGCCTAGAACCTCTCAAGGGGAACAAGTTCCTTTACTAATATTATTTTACATCTTTTTTCTTCTTTGTAAGCTTTTTAAATAAATTTTTTACTAATGGTTTTATAATATTAAGAAGTAATGGAGTAGAGGCAGCAACAGTAGCAATAACAGCAGTACTAACAAGCTGTGGAGGATTCGGTATGTATTGCTCGATGAATTTAACGTCTTCATACAGAGTTATACATTTACTACCATCTTCGCTTCTTTTATGCCCAGATACACGCTCCAGTTTAAACTCTGAAGCATATTGGCCTACCCTTTGGTCATTCGGTCCGGGGCAGGGTACAAATAGCGGTTTATCTTCTTTCTTTTTTGGTTCGTATTTTGGTGGTTCTACTGTTGGCGGTACAAACTCTTCTGTCTGATTGGCGGTTTCGGCTTGCGTGTACTTAAATTCGTTGGGGTTATACTCCAAAGGTTCAAAACTAGGAATACTGAAATTGCCACATTCTGTATATGTTCCATATTCATCTTTGGGGTTGTCAATAAGGCTAGTTAGATTATTTCTATGAACTCTTACACAACCTGGAATATCTACAACAGGTTTATTTATATAATTTACTACTGGATTATTGAATGTCCATATTGGTATTTCGTGTATTTGAATTTGATTTATTTTAAAACGAGGTATTTCACTCATTTTTTAGGTAAAGGAATAGGTGAACCTGTGACATCAGGTATTACATTATCTAAAACTTTAGGCATAGCACCTTGTATATTTCCAAGAATTTCATTCATAACTTGAGACTTGAAGTTTTCGGAAGTTACATACCTGTAACCTATTACCCCTGTCGCAGTCATGGAAGCTACCATTAAAAATGAAATGATACTCAAACAATTTGCTATTTTTTGGAACAT